TTCCCGATATAATAAACAAGTATGCTAGTGCATATAACAATGCATTAGTGATTATAGAAAACAATGCAGAAGGTGGATTAGTTGCAACACAATTACACTATGATATAGAATATGAAAATACATTCGTACAAGGTCAATTAAAGGCTACAGATATTGGTGTAACAATGAACAAAAAGATTAAAAGAATCGGTTGTTCAACCATGAAAGAGTTATTGGAAGAAAATAGATTAACATTAGTTGACCGTTATGCAATTACTGAACTCATGACTTTCATAAATAAAGGTATGTCTTTCGAGGCAGATAAAGGATATCACGATGATATGGTCATGAATATAGTACTATTTTCATGGTTCGTAACTACTGAATATTTTACATACATGACTAATCATGCAGTAAAAGACCTATTATATGCAGAACAACAAAAGTTGATAGAAGAAGACTTATTACCAGCTGGAATATTCAGTACTGGTAATCAATTAGTAGAAAAAGAGTCCTTCGTAGAAGGTGGAGATCGGTGGTTTATTGAGAACACTAAATAGTTCTTAGAAAAATAAAAGTTATAAATAAACTAGTAAACAACTCTTTTCATAAACAGGAGAAAAAGTATGACATTTCAAGTTTCACCAGGCGTTCAGGTCAAAGAGATAGACCTAACAAATGTTGTTCCTGCAGTATCTAGCACTACAGGTGCTTTTGCAGGTTCATTTCAATGGGGCCCTGTTGATGAAGTAGTAACTATTAGCAGTTCGTCTAATTTAGAACAAACATTCGGTAAACCTTCAAATACAGATATAGGTGCCGAAGATTGGTACACTGCAGAAGGATTTTTAAGATATGGTTCTTCATTAAGAGTAGTTAGAACAGATTCCACATCAATGGTTTCTGCTAATTCAAATTCAGGTAACGTCAATCTCAAAAATTCATCAACATATGTTTCTACATATAGAGACGGTTCACAAAATGGAACCGTTGGTGCATGGACTGCTAGATATGCAGGTGCATTAGGAAACTCATTAAAAGTTTCAGTATGTGCATCATCAGATGCATACTACAAAGACAATGTTGGTACTACATCTGCTAGTAATGCAATAGGTGCGACATCTATTACAGGTGTTACAAATGCAGGGACATTATTTAATGTAAGAGACATCATCACATTTGATGGTCATTCAACACAATACAGAGTGACAGCAGCTGCTGGAACGACTCTTACTATTGCAGCTCTTAACGAACCTGCAGGAACAGGTCTTACTGTTGCAGTAGACGGTACAACAACACCTGTTAACATTAACAGATTTTGGGAATTCCATTCATATTTTGACAAAAAACCCGAAACATCTGCTGTTGCAGCTCAGAAAGGTGCATCAAATGATGAAATCCACATTGTTGTAGTAGACGAAGATGGTCTGTTCACTGGAACTGCACATACAGTTTTAGAAACATTTGGATTTGTATCTCTTGCCTCAGACGGTAAAGACGAACAGGGTGGTTCAAACTATTACAGAAATGTAATCGAAACTCAATCAGAGTACATATATTGGACTGGTCATGACACTACAATGGTTCAAACTGCAAACGAACATAGAACACTTTCTACTTCAATCGGAACTGCATTTGGAAGACCTGCATTACCAAAAAACACATCATTAGCTGATGGTGCAAACGGTAATACTGCAACTGTATCTCAAAAAACAGCTGCATGGACTGCTCATTTTGCAGATGCAGAAACAGTTGATATTTCATTCTTAATAGTTGGAACATCAAGATGTGACAATGCAGGAACTCTTCAAGATACACTTGCAGACTGGACTACTTTAACCAATCAAGCTATCTTAATTGCAGAATCAAGAAAAGATTGTATGGTATATGTTTCACCAAGACGTGCAGACGTAGTTGGTGTGACTTCAGAGTCAACACAATCAAGTAATGTTAAAACAACTGCAGATACAGCGTCTTCATCTTCATATTGTGTAATTGACTCAGGTTGGTTATATAACTATGACAGACATAACGATAAATATTGTTGGATTCCTGCAAACGGACACACTGCTGGTTTATCTGCTCGTTCAGATGTTCTTAGAGATGCATGGTATTCACCTGCAGGATTTAATAGAGGACAATACTTAGGAGTGACTAAACTTGCATTTAACCCTTCACAATCATCTAGAGATGACTTATACCGTGCAAGAGTTAATCCAGTTGTAACATTTGCTGGACAAGGAACAGTTCTTTTCGGAGATAAAACTGCACTAACTTCACCTTCTGCATTTGACAGAATCAATGTTAGAAGATTGTTCATAGTATTAGAAAAAGCAATCGCAACTGCAGCTAAAGCTCAATTATTTGAGTTCAATGATGCATTTACTCGTGCTCAGTTCAGAAGTTCAGTAGAACCTTTCTTGAGAGATGTAAAAAATAGAAATGGTGTTATAGACTATTCAGTTATTTGTGATGAAACAAATAATACTGATACAGTTATTGACAGAAACGAATTTGTATGTTCAATATTCGTAAAACCTGCTCGTTCAATCAATTATATTACTTTAAACTTTGTTGCTGCTAGAAGTGGTGTTAAGTTTGAAGAAATTTATGGTGCAATTTAACAGGAGTAAATAAATGGCAACAATAGACCAATTTAAAGCACAACTAGTCGGTGGAGGCCCTCGTGCCAACCGATTTAGAGTATACTTACCCCGTGCTGGTGAGAAGATAGAATTTCTGTGTAATGCAGCTCAAATACCACCTGCTACCTTGGGAGTAATAACTCAACCATTTAGAGGTGCAAAACTAAAACTTGCAGGAGATAGAGAATTTGCTCCATGGACAGTTTCAGTATTGAATGACGTAGAGTTCTCATCAAGAACTGCCTTAGAAAATTGGCAGACAGAAATACAACAGTTAGACAGTGGAGTGGGTTCAACAACTACAGATTACCTATTGTCTCGTGGTTTCGTAGAACAATTACACAAAGATGACTCAGTCCTTGCGAGATATGAATTCTTTAACATGTTCCCATCAACAATCGGAGAGATTGCATTAGATTACGGAACTGAAAACGAACTTGAAAAGTTTGATGTTACTTTTGAATTTTCTCACTGGGAAAGAGTAATTTAAGACACTTATAGTGAAATATAGTGCCGTGAAGGTGTTATAAATATAGTTATGGAAATATTTGGATTTGAAATATCCCGTAAAAAGGATGAACTAAGACAAACGACTGCAATAGGTAAACAGCAGTCTTTTGTACCACCTGTTGAGGATGACGGTACTCCTGTCATTCAAACACAACAAGGTGGATTCATATCGGGTGGTGCTTTCGGTACCTATGTCGATATGGAAGGTGGAATTAAAAACGAGTCCACCCTCATCTCAAGGTATCGTGAAATATCACTGATACCCGAGTGTGATAGTGCAATCGAAGATATTGTTAATGAATGTATCACATCGGATAGTTCAGATAAGATTGTATCACTTGACCTTAGAGATGTTAAACTCTCAAATGGAATCAAGAACAAGCTCCAAGAAGAGTTTTATCACATCTTATCTATGATGAAGTTCAATCAGAACTCTCATGAATTATTCAGAAAATGGTACGTTGATGGAAGAATATACTTCCATAAGGTTGTTGATGGCAAACGACCTAAATTAGGTATCGTGGATTTAAGAAATGTTGACCCTCTTAGAATTAAGAAAATAAGAAATGTTGACAAGAAGAAAGACCCGAAAACTAATGTAGATGTTATTAATAAGGTAGAAGAGTTCTTCTTATTTAATGACAAAGGATTTCAAGACGGTGGTGCCGCAGAAGGTAATACTGTTAGAATAGCTCCCGAAGCTGTCACATATACAACTTCAGGACTGTTAGACTACACTAAGAATGTAGTTATAGGATACTTGCATAAAGCATTAAAGACTTCTAACCAGTTGTCAATGATGGAAGATGCACTTGTTATTTACAGAATATCAAGAGCTCCTGAAAGAAGAATATTCTACATAGATGTAGGTAATCTTCCTAAAGCTAAAGCAGAACAGTATCTTGCAGATGTAATGAATAAGTACAAAAATAAACTTATTTACAATGCAGATACAGGTGAGATTAAAGACGACAGAAAACACATGTCGATGTTAGAAGATTTTTGGTTACCTAGAAGAGAAGGTGGTAGAGGAACAGAGATAGAAACACTGCCTGGTGGACAAAATCTTTCAGAGATAGATGATATAGAATACTTCAAGAAGAAGTTATATCAATCTCTTAACATTCCATTCAGTAGAATGGAGTCAGATAACGGATTCAATATGGGTCGTTCTTCTGAGATA